AGGGATCCTTGAGGCCCGGTTGCGCCAGTAGCGCCCGCACCGGCAGGGCCTGTGGATCCGGTAGCACCTGCTGGACCGGCGGGTCCGGTTGCGCCAGTAGCCCCTGCTCCCGCAGGGCCTGTCGCACCGGCCGGACCTGTCAGTCCCGTTGGTCCTGTGGCACCGACTTCTCCTGCTGCTCCGGCTGCGCCCCCAGGACCAGTGGCTCCCGTGGCTCCGGCAGGCCCCGCCGCACCGGCTGCTCCTGCGGGTCCGGTAGCACCTACTGCGCCAGGTGTTCCCGCTGGCCCTGTCGCGCCAGTAGGACCGGTCGCCCCTGACGGTCCTGCGGATCCAGCAGGACCAGGAGCGCCAGCGAGCCCAGCGGGACCTGTTGCACCAGTGACACCCGGCGTACCAACGGGTCCCGTCACTCCAGCAGGACCGACCGGTCCAGTGACTCCGGCTGGTCCGGCAACGCCGGTTGGGCCGGTAGAGCCTGTCAGTCCGGTTGGTCCCGTGATCCCAGCGGGCCCGGTGGGTCCTACTGCTCCGGTGGCTCCGACCGGCCCGGTTGCCCCAACCGCACCAGCAGGACCGATAGGACCCCCGCCAACGGTGACGGGTACGGAGGCAGTGGCCGCTGGGGTTACGGAGACTGTTTGGCTGCTGGGCACATTGACTACGACGGTTTCGCCACTGGGGGCATTGACGACAATGTCTCCGCTCATGGCCCCACCGGGGGCACGAGTGCCACGGCCGGGTTGACAGTGAGGTTGCCAACTGCGAGTTCCACAATCGGGTTGAAGGCGTCGTCCTGAAGTTCGATGCCGTAGATGAAGTAGCCCCACTTGAGAAGCGTGGTCTCGGCGGGAGTGAGGGCCAGGGTTACGTCCCCTGTGGTCCCGTCGACCTGGAGAGACTTGTTGATGAGCGGCGCGTCGGTCAGGTACGGGTTCTTCCGGACCTGGAGGGTCGCGTTCCAGTACCCGAAGCCGGTTACCACCGCGCCATTTACGAGGTAGGTGAAAGTGGCCGTGACCGGGTATCCGGCGTCCACAGTGATGTCGTACTGGACGTTAGCCATCAGGGGTAGACCTTCCCGAGGTAGGGCGGCTTGGGCTGAGCCACCGCTGCGTACTGCGCGAACTGGAGGTCGTTGACCAACTCGTCCGGCTTCACCTGCGTGGCGTCGAGTCCGATGATGATGTCTCGCTGGTGAATCTGGCCCAGGGTCTCCAGGCGCAGGATGCGGAAGACCTTCTGGTCATAGACGATCCGGTCCTTCAGGTAGCCAGCCGGGAATAGGTCGGGGTGGACGAATCCCTCATCGACCAACTGGTTGTACGAGGCCGTGATGTGCAGGTCGTCGTTCGTGTAGAAGCCGGTGTCCGTGTCCTTGTTGCTGCCTTCTTGGTGGGTGACGTGGAGAACGTCGATCTGGTAGGGCCCGTCGAAGACTTTCCCCTCGAAGGTGGCCTCGTCGTAGATGTCGTGCGTGACCGAGTCCTCCGGGCTGAACCGGTACCAGAGGACGGTGTCTCCGGTTTCCTGCTGCCAACCGAGCAGCGCCCTGTTGATCTCGGTGGTCTCGAAGTCCGCGTGGAACCGGCCCTTCTTGTTGTCCAGGCGGCCCATGGCTTACCCCAGTCCGGTGAAGTACGCGGGGCTGGGGATCCCCGAGTCGTCCAGGAACTCGCCGTCGATGGGCACAATCTGCCGAACAGGCAGGTCCGCGTCGTCGTACTCGCGCTCCACGTAGACGGGGATGAGCCGGTTGGTGGTGCGGCTGACCCGGCGCAGGTTGGAGACCTCGATGCGGTACAGCCCGACGTTCAACTGGGCGCACACGGACCGGTACTTCTCTGTCAGCATGTCGATCTGCTGGAGGATCTGCCGGTAGCGCTGGCCACGGGGAACGACCGTTCCCTCGGCGGTTTGGATATCCACATCTGTGGAAGCGTCGGTGGACAGAGCCCAGAGCGCCTCGATGGTCGCCAGCAATGCGACAAGCGGTTCCTCGATGTCCGGCAAGTTGTTGAGCCCCACCGCATCAACGGCGTACCGGATCACACCGGCTGGGTACGGAGCAGGGGTCGCGCCATAGGCGGTGACGAGGTTGACGGGGGGCTCACTGTGGGACTGCGCAGTCCAGCCAGCCCACGGGTCCTGGTTGGCCGCGCCGTTCCAGTTCAGCACGACCGCAGGCTGCTGGCCGACGGTGCCCTGCGAGAAACGCTCCGAGGTGTTCATGCCGTGCGTGTGCTGACTCACGGCGTCCGTAACCCATTGCGTCAGTTCCAGATCGGTGAACAGCGAGTAGGAACTCCCAGTGACGATGATGTTGCCCTCGTTCGTCACGGGGTTCGCGAGGGTGAGCATGCCGTTGACCTCGTCCACCGTGAAGTCGGTGCCGAGGCGCAGGGTCGCTAGGGTTCCGCCGACCAGGGTCCGGACAGTGATCGAGGTTGCCCCGACCGGGCTGTAGCCCATGTCGTACAGGGTCTGCTCGCCGTCCGCGACGAAGTTCACCTGGAACGACTGGCCACGGTCGCCCAGTTGGTTCCGGACGCGCGCAAGGAGGCTGGTTAGATCCGCCACCGGAGGACTCCTTAGAAGGCCATGTCGCCGAGGATGAAGGTGCCCGGTGGGATCTCCAGACTCTCGCCCTGCGGCGCGGAGACCAAGGTGGCCGAGAAGTCCCACAGGCTGTGGACCTTGCCCGTGGTACCCGAGGCCGCCGTCATCAGCGCCCCGTACCCGGTTGCCGCCAGGCCGCCGGTACCGGTGAAGGGACCGAAGACGAGAGACGTGCTGTTGGACTGGTACGCCAGCGCGCCCGAGGTGCCCTGCGTGACCCCGCCCCACGTCACCGCCTGGCGGCTGTAGCCGGTGGCCACAACCTCCAGAGCAGCGACCTGAGAGGGAGTCGGGTCGTAGTTGATGTGCGACGGGTCGACCATCGGCAGGGCTGTCAGCAGAGCGAAGTACAGGCTGAAGGGAGGGACAAAGTCCGTGGTCGCCAAGCCGGTGAGCGCGCGGACGACGTCCTTCTTCAGCGTGTCCGTTGGGTAGTAGATCGCGGTCACGACTCAGCCTTCCTGGCTACCAGACGTAGCCCTGCGCCTCAAGGTGGTCAGCGACGTGCTTGGGGACGATGTAGGTGCGACCCGCCTCGAAGGAGTACGAGTTCCCGAAGCCGATGGTGACGTCGGTCAGATCCTCGCGAACCAGAATCTTGCGGGTCGGATTCGAAACCTCGACCGCAGCAGCGGCCTCGACCTCGTCCGTGATGTCAACGACACCGTTGCCGGTCAGGTCAACGATCTCGCTCTTGGCGACGAGGTCGGCCTGGGTACGGAGGGCGATCTCGCCTTCGCGCTTCTTCAGTTCCTCGGCGCTGGCTGCCGCGAGATCCTGGGCCTGACGGCCGGTGAAGTCGGCCGCCCGCTTGCGCTGCGCAGCCTGGGGGGTTGTAGCAACTTGAGTCATGGGATTCTCCGTTTCAGCCACGAGTGTGAAAGCACTTCTTGGACAAGGGTAACGAGAAAGGGGGCCGAGACCGTAGTCCCGACCCCCTTCCGGGGAACCGCTTCATCCAGGCGTCAGAGACCGACAGCCTTAACGGCGTAAAGTGCCTGCGCCAAGGTGAACCCCTCGCCAGACGAGGAGGTCAACTGCTGGATCAGGCTCGTGCGCGAGAAGCCGCCCATGCTCAGGTATCCCTTCGCCGAATCTACGGCCTGGGCGTCCCAGTTGGGGTGCAGGTGTCGGATAGCGAACGCCGCGTCCGCCTTCGAGAAGCCCTCGCCGGAGGAGGAGGTCAACTGCTGCATGAGCCCCTTCAGCGAGAAGCCGGACCCCATGCTCAGGTACGACTGTGCCGACTGGACCGCCTGCTGCTGCGAGACGGTCATCGCGGGTGCGGCAGGCGCGGTCGTGGCCGGAACGATGTTGGCCGGAACGCTGTTCGCCGGAGCGGCCTGGCTAGGTTGGCCGGAGGCCGGGCTCCCCGAGGGAGTCGTGCTGACGGCGCATCCAGCAAGCATGGCTGCTCCGAGAGCCAGGGCGGCAAGCGTGGTGACGATCTTCTTCATGTAGCGGTTCCCTCCCAGGGTGCCAGTGATCGCGGATCACCAGACTGACAGGAGGTATCGACACTGTCAAGAGGTTTCTATCAACCGCTTACTTGGGAAGGTCTTTCGCCGCGATGAACTCTCCACCAGCCGCGACCCCAGCCTTCCGGTAGCGCAGGGGCTCCCATAGAGGGGCTGGTAGGACGTGGATGCCGAAGTGGGTCCGGTGATGGTTGGCGCACAAGACCTCTAGGTTTCCCGGGCTCTCGATCCACTGGGCGAACTCTTCGTCACTCTCGATGTGGAGACCCAGTGCCTGGTTCACCTTGTGAAAGTCCATGCCGTTCTGCTGGCTGAACTCCACGTGGTAGTGGTGCAGTTCCGGACCGCCACCGCAGTAGTCGTCGTCCAGGGCGCACTTCCAGAGGCCCAACTTCTTGAGGCGGGCCTTGGCCTCGTTGAACAGGTGGTAGTGAGGGTCATCCTCCCGCATCTCGTGCTCCGCGATGTGGGCGACGATGTGCAGGGTCATCTTCTGGTCGTGCGCAGCAACCATGGTGTCCTCCAGGACATGAAGAAGGGGGCCGGAGCCGAAGCCCCGACCCCCTCCTCAGGTAGTGCTTGGGGAAGACCTAGTTGGTCTTCGCCACGATCACGGACTGGTCCGTGATCAGGCCCAGGCCCCAGATCGCGTACCACGCCAGGGCGTGCTCACGACCGAAGTCCAGGATGCCGCCGTCACGCAGTTCGACGGGCAGCGAGATCGCGTGGCCGAACGCGTTGTCGCCGATGAACACGGCGTCGTAGCGGTCGGTCGCACCGTTGCCGCTGGTGGTCCCATCGGCGTTCAGGGTGTCAGCGGTCCAGCCAGCGCCAGCACCGGTGGTCACCTTGCGAACCTGCGTGGTCTCGATGAAGACCACGTCGTTCAGGCGGCCGATCTCACCCAGCAGGAAGTTGCCCGGGGCCGCGTACTTCGTGACCTCGATGAACTCCGGGGTCTCGCGGAGGGTACGGGACTGGTGCGGGTGAACGAAGCCGACGTAGGTCTCGCCGAGCCTCGGGACGTTCTTGGTGGCCAGGGTCTCGACCACGTCACGCACGACCGGGAGGGACAGGTTGTACAGCCCGGTCATGGAGGCGGGGCCGGTGCCAACGGTGCCCTTGTCGTACGGGCTCCGGCTGGTGATGGTCGCGCCCGTGGTGCTGTCGTACCCGTACACCACGCTGGAGGCCGAGAGCAGGGTCTGCCGGGCCGAGATGTCCAGGTACAGGGCCATGTTGCGGCCCAGCAGACGCGAGGCCGAGGCCATCACGTCATCGAAGGACGAGTTCAGCAGCAGTTCCGAGACGGCCACGGCGAAACCGTGCTCCGCGACGGTGATGCTGAACTGGCTCGCGGTCAGCGCGGCCGTCTGCATGCGCACGCCCTCGGTCAACTGCGAAGCCTGACCCAGGTTGTTGTACCGCATGAAGTTGATCGTCAGACCGGGCTGAACACCCAGTTCGGTCTTCTTGACGGCGAACTGCTCGAACCGCAGGATCGGCATCGCCTGGAAGAGGATCTCCTTGGACCAGATGGTCTGGATGGCGGCTGCCAACTGGGTGTTCGCGCCACCCGTGTAGCCGGTGGGGGACCCCGCAAGGTTGGGGGTACCGGTGATTGCTGAGGACATGGGATGGGTTCCTATCTCGGACTACGGTGCGCGCGACGCGTCAGCCGTACAGACCACGGTTGCGCTGGGCGGTTCGTGCAGTCCCCAGCAGACTGTCCCGGTACTTGGCGTAGTCCGCCATCGACATGTTCTTCAGTTCATCGGGTGAGAACGATTTGTGCGCCGAGTCTGTGTCCAGAGGTCCCGACGGAGTGAGTCCCGTGGGGGCCACTCCGCGAAGCGAAGCGCGAGCCCGCTGCTGTGCTTCCTGGAAGGAGGAGGCAAGCGCCTGACTCTGTTGCTTCGCAAGGTCGATACTACGCTCGACCTCGGCTTCGGTGTTACCACTAACGTACACCAGGAGTTCCGGCGCGATGGAATCGCGCTCTTCGGCGATGCGCTTCTGTGTGAACTCACGCAAGGCGGAGAACTCTCGCTCCTTCTCCAGGAGGGTCCGGTCCTGCTCGCGGGCCTGCTCCAACGCTGCGAACTTGGCTTCGTACTCCTTCTGCTGCGCCTTGAGCAGATCCTTCGCGGACGCGTCCTCCTCAAACTTCGCCTTGGCGGCTGCGGCCTTGTCGGCCTCCTTGGCCAGGCGCTCTGCCTCCTCGGCCTCCTTGGCCTTGCGCAACGCCTCCAGTTCGGTCTGCGTCTGCTTCAGGGTCTCCTCGTACTTGGAGAGGCGGCCGTAGACCTTGTCCTTCTCCTCCTGCCGCGCCTTGCCTAGAAGCCGCTCGACATCTTCCTTGGTGAAGATGGAGTCAGCGGGGTTGGCCGGGGGCGGGGGAACCGGGATCGTGATGGTGCCGTCGTCAGACGGGTCGAGGTCAGACATAGTCGACTCCTTGTTGGTTTGGTTCTACGAATGAGCCACGGGGGGTGACAACAGGGTGAAGCGGTTCGCAGATGCGGCTAGTCGCCGTCTTCCGATGGGTTACGCCGCTGCGGGAACTTGGTCCCGTAGGCCTGCGTAACCAGATCCGTCATCATCTGCATGACCTCGTCGGGTGTTTTCGCGGCGAACGGGTCGCCACCACCAGGCGGAGTCGATACCGGGTTGGGCCCGGTGGGCGGGTTGATCGGGTTGCCGTCAGCGTCTTCCTGAGGCTCCGGTCCTTCGACGCCTTCCGGCGCGATTCCCGTCAGGGCAACGATAGCGGAAGCGATCTGGGACTTGACAAGCGACAGCGCGCCCGCTTGCTTCGCATCCGCGATCTGCTCCTCGAAGATCTCCTGCATCTTGTCCGCAGGGAACTCCTCTCCCAGTTCGCGAAGGGCTCCGATCTTCGACTCCAGACCGACCTGCATCCGCATCTGGATCTCGTTGAGCGTGATCAACTTGTCGACGGGCAGCGGCGGAGGCCACTCGGCCTCCGTCACGTAGGCCAGCGGGTCGCCGGGGTCGATGGCCAGCGGACCGTCGAAGGTCTCGGGGTTGATGACGCCATCGGTGGTCGGGTCGTACTTTAGGGACTCAGGCTCGAAGCAGTACAAGGTCCGCAGGATGTGGTCGTTGATCTGCTTCAGACCCTTGGTGTACTGCATCTTCTTCATGGCGTAGCGCTGCATCAGCGGCTGGTACGCGATGGCCAGGGCCACTCCCGAGGTGTTCGAGATGGGCTGCATCTGGCCCAGAGCCGACTCCGGGACTCCGGTGATCTCGTGCATCGTGCGCTTGAGCATCTCCAGGTAGGACATGGGTCCGGCCAGGTCGACGCCGTTCTCCAGGTTGAAGACCTGGGCTTCCTTGGGCAGGCCACCCCAGACCTTCTTCGCGCCCTTTTCCAGGTTGGAGGCCTTGGCACCCGTGATGATGGTTACGGGAGCGGCGTGGTAGTTGATGATGTCGGAGATGTCGGTCGCCTTCTCGTTGTACTCACGGTTGATCGAGACGATGTCCGCGATGTCTGCGAGCCCCCACGGGGACCCTGCGATGTACGAGTTGGCGATGTGCGTGATCGGAATGACGCCGAGCGGGTTGGGTCGCGAGTCCACCAACTCGTCGTTGATGTACTCCTCGATGGTCTCGTCGGTCAGGATCTCGGTGTAGGTGTAGACCTGGCGCGTGCCTTCCGCGCTGGTGGCCCAGAACCGGTACTTCAACTTGAACCGGATCAGGCGCTCACGGTCATGGGGGTGCCACTCCGGAAAGCAGAAGGCCGGGTTCAGGGGCATGATGCGCACCCGAGGCGCGTGCATGTCACCGACAGCGTCTTGCCAGGGCTCTTCCCACGCGATCTTCACGAACACGTCGCCGTTGACGCCGCCGTACTGGCCCATCTCCCACATGACGTTGGTCTTGCTGTTGTCCACCTCCCAGACGCGCTTGAGCAGCGCTGGGATGATGTGCTCGTACTGCTTGACGCAGCCGAAGTGAACGCCTCGGGTGAAGGTGAAGTTGTTGATGTAATCGGCGAACGCCTTCACGTAGTTGAAGGTGATCTGGGGCTCGCCCGCTTCGCGGCGGTAACCCCAGTGGTGGCCGAGGTAGAAGGCCCAGTTCTGGGCGTAGCGGTTGAGCCGGGGGCCATGAACCTCGAACTCTTCGTCAGCCAGTTCAACGAGCCCAAGCGGGGAAATGGCGACAGTGAGGTCGCTCCCCGAGGCCCGCTGGCTAGGGCTGACGAATGTGAAACTCATGGCTGATGCCGGACCCGCTCTCTTGGTAGAGACGAGAGCCCTGCCCGGGCAAGGTCAGGCAGGGTTCTCGTCTTCGTCAGCCGATCTGGCCCTTGTAGGCGTGCTTCTGGACCAGGGTCGGAAGGTGCTCCTGGACGGCGGAGATGTACTCGCCGACGTTGGTCGGTGCGGCTCCGGTCCGCCGCGCCTGCCGGTTGGCCTTGCTGATGGCCTTGTCCGTGAGGCTGAAGCCGACCTCGAAGTGGTCGCTCAGGTCTTCGTTGCGCAGCCGCGCGTTGGCAGCCTTCTTCGCCTGCTTGTCCAGGGGCGTGTTGAAGTCGTCATCGCCGGGGGTCGTGTACCCCCAGGGACGACGGTCGTTGAAGGCGACCATCGGGGTCAGTCGTCAACAACAGCCGGGTTCAGGCGCTCGTAGCGCCCACCCGACCGGTCCGCCTGCTCGTACTCGATGACGCCGTGGTCACCGAACGAACCGTGGGCGAACTCGCCGAGGAAGGTCTGTGCCTCGACCCAGGCCGCAGACCCGACGTGGGCCCGCTCCTTCATGGTCTCGGCCGCAGGCTTCTCGAAGACGTTGGCGTTCCGGTTCGGGCGGCCAGGGGCGGTCAGGTATCCCTGCATCGCGCCGACCTGGAAGTCGTTGGGAACGTCGGTGTCAGTTGCGATGCCCTCTTCGAAGCGCAGGGGCCCGCGACGTGTCACGTTGCCCGCCTGCTTGACCTCGAAGGAGGTACCGGGCCGCTCCGGGAACATCGGTGCGGGGGCGAGGTTCTCAGCCATGTGTTTCCTCTTTCCGGAAGGAGTACTCACCCAGCATAGGCGGCGGGGAGTTACGGTTGTGAGTTGACGGTTACCCGGAACCGATCACTGCAAGCGGAGACCGATGCTCTCGTATGTCGGGTCGGCAGTGGCGTTCCCGGAAGCCCCGAACAGGGTGATCAGAACGCCCGCCACCTGAGCCTCCGTCGGGATCCCCGCGAAGGTGCCTTGGTGAATGCCGACCGTGTCGGCATTGCAGACCGCGCCGAGAAGTGTCGTGGAGACCGCCGTTCCGGCCGCCCCCGAAGAGTTGAACCACTTCCACGTGGTGCCGCCGTCCAGGGAGTACGCCGGGGCCAACTGTGCCCCCGTGGCTCCGGCTGCCGACAGGTTGCAGACCGACTTGATCTGGGTCAGGCCAGTAAGATCCACGTACTGCCGGGTGGCGGTAGCGCCGTTGAACTCCGTTACTGCGACGGGTTGGTTGGTCCAGGTCACCGCCGCGTGCCGGACAGGGATGTGCGTGACCCGAGAGCGGGTGTACGCCTCCAGGGCCAGCACCGCCGGGTTGTAGGTGGAACGGAACGCCTTGATCCGGTCCAGCGGCCCGATGAGCGGAGCCTTCGCGTACGTGGTGGAGGCCGGGAGGACGACCACCTGATGGGACACGCTGAGGTGCAGCCCGTTGGCGTCCACCACGTCAAGGGTCGCTGTGAACAGCCCGTTCGTCGCATACGAGTACAGGAACTCATCGGTGAGCAACGCGCTGCTGTCCACCACGTTGCCGGACCCGTCGCCAGGGTTCCAGGTATAGGAAACGATGGCCCCGTCGTGCCCCGTGATCGTCGCGTCGAACTTCATGTCCCCCGGACCGCCGCCATCCTGCACGGCCCACACGAAGTCACCGACCGGAGCGGTGTGGATGATCGGCGTCCCGCTGAAGATCGAGTCGTTGACCAGGGCGTTGAAGGCGTCGTACACGGCGTGCGCATTCGCACCTGTGGTCGAGGGGCCCGTCGTGTCTCCGGTCTGGTATGGGATGGTGTTCCACCAGCGGGGAGCCGCATCCTGGCTGTTCCAGTGGATCACGGCCGTCAGGTTCAGTCCGGTCGGGTCCGCCGTGATGTTGTTCTCGGCGTTGGACGGTGCGGTGTACGCCTCGCCGCGCAGGAACTTCAGCGCGCCCCGGTACCACTCCGCCTTCTTGAGCGGAACACCCACGTGCGTCTTCGGGAGAGCCAATGACCCGCCGGAGATGGTGAACCGGTCGATGTCTTCGCTCATGGCGAACTCGCCCAGGCCGAACAGAACCGGACGGTTACTGCCTCCGGCCGTGAACCAAGTCATTGGGTTCGAGGCGACGTTCTGGATTGTCTTCCAGCCGTCGTTGTAGTGCCCGGCCGTGATCGTGTCACCAGGCTGCGGAACCTGCCCAGCCTTCGCGTGCGTCGCCGCCGTACCACCAGTGATCGACTGGCCGCCGCCCCAGCCGTAGATGTCCGCAAACACCCAGGTCACGAACCCGTCGCCCGGGTAGAACGCGTAGTTCCCAGCGGACGTGCGCATGTCGTAGCCGATGCCGACGTGGGCCCACTCGACCATGTCGTACCACGTACCGGTGTGGGCCGCGCCGTGTCCACTGGTTGGCTGCGGCCCGGTGCCGATCCCGTTGTCCAGGAAGAAGTTGAAGATGGCCTGGCACGCCGCCACGTACCCGGCCGCGTCGTTCCCTGCGGACACCGGGTCGTTGCTTGGCTCATGGTGGAACCCGAAGATGATCGACTTGATCAACGCGGTGTTGCCTGTGTCGTCGCGCCACCGCTTCATGTTCTGGATCAGGACGAGGTAGTCGTTCTTGACTGCGTTCGAGCCCGCCGCGTTCAGGCCGTCAGCGATGCCCTGCCAGGTACGCGTACCGGCCATCTGAGCCGAGTCTTTGAAGGTGACGACGAGGTGGGCACCGTCATTGGCAATAGCCACCCAGTCGTTGCTGAACATCCCGTAGGTGCCCGTGCTCCCGGTCACGCCCGTGGAGGCGAAAGGGCTAGTGGAGTACAGACGAACGAGGTCGGGCGCGCGCCCCGTCATCGCCTTCCACTGGTTGTAGTTGGCCAGGTCGCTGGAAGGCCAACCCGGCGTAACTCCCCCGGGCCAGTACATTGCCGAGTTCGGCTCCTCACCAGCGCCGGGTGAGCCCAGGGAAGTCCCGATAAGGCGGGTACGCCCTCCGGTGAGGAATCGAGAGGTAGGTGCAGTCATCGGTTACCTCACTCGAACAACGGGTCTTTGGCGGCCTGGACGTCGGCGTATAGCGCCTGAAGTGCTTGCTGGACCTTGGGACCGGCCAAGCCACCGGTCTGGTCGACCACCACCTGGGCCGCCGTCAGAACACCGTCGAGCATGTCCGTCAGATCCGTAAGCCCCAGGTCTTGCGGGGGCGCGGAGAAGAAGGTGTTGTTCCCCTTGATGGTGGATGCTGGGACGCTCGCCAAGTTCGTGTTCGCGACCGCACCAGTGGCGATCTTCGGGGAGGTCACGGAGCCGTCGGAGGGGGTGCGCTGGTCGGACAGACGCGGGTCGTTGCCCTGCGTCACGGTGCCAGCCGTGGTTCCGTAGGTGATTGCTGGGGAAGCACCGGTAGCGCCAGCGGGTCCAATGGCACCGGTCGCTCCGGTTGCGCCCACAGGCCCGGCCGGGCCGGTGACACCTGCCGTCCCGTTACTTCCAGCAGGGCCCACTGCGCCGGTAGCACCCGTAGCCCCGGGAAGCCCGACAGGTCCGGTTGCGCCTGCGGGTCCGGTTGCTCCCGTAACCCCAACCCCGTTTGTCCCCGCCGGACCCGTGACACCGGCAGGACCAGTCGGACCAGTAGGCCCGGTTGCGCCTATCGCCCCCGCAGTACCGGCCGGGCCCGTAGGACCAGTGGCACCGGCCAAGCCGGTAAGGCCTGCCGGACCGGTGGCTCCAACAAGTCCGGTCGGGCCGGTGGCCCCGGTGACGCCATTGCCACCGGCCGCTCCCGTAGCCCCAACAGGGCCAGTGGCACCGACCAACCCGGTCAGACCCTGGGGTCCTGTCGCTCCTGTCGCTCCGACGGGACCGGTCGCTCCAGCAGGCCCGGTCGGACCAATGGAACCTGTCGCGCCAACGACGCCCTGGGGACCGGTCGCTCCGGTGAATCCATCCGGGCCAGTGGCCCCAGCAGGACCGGTGGCACCCGTCACGCCTGCGGGACCGGCAACACCTGTGGGACCGGTCGCTCCGGTAGCCCCAGCACCTGTGGGGCCTGTCGGCCCGGTCGGGCCGGTGACCCCATTGGGGCCGGTGGGGCCAGTCGCGCCGCGAGGACCAGTAGGCCCGGAAGGCCCGGACGGGCCCGAGGGGCCGGTCGGACCAGTGGGTCCAGCCGGTCCAGCGCCCTGAACGAGAACCTCGAACGGTCCGACGCTCATCGGACAACCTCCGGGTCCACATAGATCGCGCCCTGGACAATGCGAATGACCGGCTCACCGGAGGCCGCAGCGAGTTCGATCCCGTAGACGAACTTGCCTTGAACGAGAGAGGAGGTGTCAGCGGCCGTGAGAGTCAGGGTGATCGTGGCGGTGGTCGCATCGAACGACGGGGTCTTGTTCAGGAAGAGGTAGCCGTCTCGCATGGTCTTGCGAACCTGGAAGGTCGCGATGTATCCGGTGAGCCCGGCGACCGGGTTGCTGTTCACGTCAACGAGTTGGAACGTTTCGCTGAAGGTGGCCCCTGCGTCGATATTGAGGTCCAGCACCTGGGCGGGAACGACCGACGGCATGGCGAGACCTCCTACCAACAGGCGCTGTGATCAGGCCCCACCCCGCTGGCTCATACCAAGCGGGGCAGGGCCTGAGAAGAACTACCGACGAGCGAAGGTCAGAACCACGGCCAGGTTCGAACCGGCGGTGCCGGAGCCAACCTGATCCACGTCCACCCGCACCGTGTCGCCAGCGGCGAACGACGCCAGCGGCGCTGCGTTCGCACCCAGCGGCAGGATGACGTTGTGGTACGCGTTGACCGCTGCCTCGCCACCGGTCGTACCCGCCACCCAGTTGTCCGGGGTACGGAACGGGATGGACTGACCGTCCTGGGCAACCGGGGCGGGCGGGACCAGGGTCCCGGCGGTCGCACCGTCTGCGATGGTCGGACGGGCCGCGCCCGCGAACACCTTCGCGCCGTTCTTGGCGACGTTGGCGATCATGGCCGCGCCGACGGGGCCGGTTGCGGCCTTCAGGTCGACCCGAACGAGGTCCGCCGCGTAGGGCAGCGGGTAGAGCAGAGCACCGTTCGCGACGCTGACCGCACCAGCGACCGCTACGGGAATAACCAAGAGATCCTGGGCGACGTCCGACATGGAGTGCCTACCTTTCAAGACTGAGAACCGGTTCCCTCTGAGGGTAGAACAGAACCGGTTCACCAAGGTACTGAGGAGACCTCGATCTCCGGCATCGTGAACTCGTGGGAGAGCATGCAGGCGATAGCCAGGCTGTCCGCGTAGTCGTCGTGGGCGTCAGTGGCCTTAGGAGCGGCGGCCAGGACGTACGGGCCCTCGAACTTCTTCTCCAGGTCTTCCATCTGCTGACGGAAGCGGCGGTAAGTCTTCAGACGCTTAGTCCGGGAGTGAGCAGGCCACCCGATCTTCCGTCGCTCGATCAGTTCCATGAGGTGCTTCCACCGCTTGGACTGGTCCGGCCGCTGGCTGCCCATCTCCACGATGTGGATGTCAGGAAGAAGGCGCTTGAGCCGGGAGGCCACGACGTCACCGACACCACCGGAGTCGATGCCGATGGCGAAGACGCGGTAGTTGCGGACGAACTCCACGATCCGGAAGTACTGCTCCTCCCAATCGTCGCCCTGGAGGTCAAGCCAGTTCAGCACCCGGTGGTGGTAGAAGCCGTAGGCGTCCGGGTGGGCCCAGTCCACGAAGACTGCGGTGACGATTGTGGAGTCCTGCTTGCGGGCCGGGTCGATTCCGATGACCACGGCCGAGTCGTGGTAGGACTTGATCGTCTCCATTGTGTTGTCGCCGAGTTCGTCCAACCGCTCAGCGGTCACGAACATGCCTCGGTCGAGCAGCCAGATCAGGCGGTAGGCCAACTTGAACTCGTCGGAGTCCTCACCCAGACGGAGCATCTCCTTCTTGGCTCGCTTGAGATAGTTCGGGTTCGCCTTTCCTGCGTCGCGCCAGTCCGCCTCGAAGTGGTTCATCCGCGCGCCCTTGCGGAGACCAGCGCGCTTGTTGAACTGGATCTGGTTGTAGAAGATGCCCTTCTCGTACGTAGGCGTTCCGGTGAAGACCATGGTGCCGTTGGTGGCAGTGCCCATGGGCGCGATGGACTTGTTGACCACCTTGGAGTCCGCACCCTGGCACTCGTCAATGAGGGTCAGGTGGTAGGTGCTGCCTTCGATGGTGGCCCGGGGGTGGGCGGTCTGCTTTCGGACCATGGAGCCGTTGCTCAGGGACAGCGTGTTCCCCTTGGGGAGCAACTTCACGTCGATCTCGGGGTCAGACATGACCTCGACGGCGCGGTCGCTGGTAAGGCGGGCCACTATGCGCCCGTACAGGTTGTCGGCCTGGAAGTCCACGGGGGCGAAGGCTCCGACCCACAGGCCCTCTTTGAACTTGCCCATCAGGTCCGGGAAGATCTTGGCCAGCACCGGGAACATGATCATGCACGTGGCCACGACGTTGGCCACTGTCTCGGACTTGCCGGACTGCCGGGAGAAGAGCGCGGTGATGGTCTCGCCGTCACCGACGATCAGGGATTCAATGACCCGGCGGGCGAACGGAATCTGGTAGGGGTAGAGCGGGTGGCCAGAGACCTCGTCCGTGATGAGAAGGATCTTGTCCACGAGACGGTCGACCATCGCCTGTGAGACCTCATCGAGGATGACCTCGGTCTCCTCGCGAGCGCGGCGCTCCGCGTCTGTCTCGTCCGTGATCTCTTCGACGGTGAGGTCGTCGTCAATACGGACATCAGTCTCTGACACGAATCAGTTCTCCTGGGTCGGGTGGTGGCCCTTCCCAGGTTAGGCTTTCAGAACCGACAGGTGGGAACCGCTTCTATACCGCCTCGACCCCACCTCGGGACCGCCTCCTGGCCCCCTTGTTGATGTCGACCACCTTTGCCTCCTCCTGCTTGACCATCTGGGTCAGCAGCGACTTGCCCTTCATGACCCGGTTTCGCCGGGCCTTCTCGGTGGTCAGCCCGAGGTATCTCTCCGTGGTAGCCGTGCTCTTGTGGTGCAGCAGGGCCGAGACCGTCCGCAGCGCGGAAGCGTCGTGCTCCCCCTGGGACGTCAGCAGGTCGAACAGCGCGCGAGCGACACCCCGCCGGATGGTGTGGGTGCCCTCACCGTCCGTCTTCAGGCCCACCCGCGCCATGGCGTCCTTGACGATGTCCGAGGTCCGCCCGACGGGGTACTCCGACATGTACTCGAACGCCTTGACGTTGTCGGTGTCGAACTGGCCCTTCATGCCCTTCGAGCGCAGCGTGACGCACCGCTTGGGGAAGAGGTACCACTCCGGGTCCAACTCCTTCAGGGTGATCCCGAGGTTCTTCGCGTACGCCGCCAGCCAGGTCCGCATCTCCCGGTCCAGGTCGGAGGTGATCGGGACCATGTCAGCGTCCTTGGTCTTGTGGATCTTGGCCTCGACCCACCCCTCGTCCAGGTCCAGGTGGCCGATCCGCAGGGCCGAGATGTCCACCTGGCGCATGCCGGTGTTGATCGCGAAGGCCAGGTAGGCGCGGTGCATGGGCTCCTCGGTGCTGCCCAGCATCCTGAGCAAGGTGCTGGCCGAGGGCTGCTGGCGGATCTTCTGGGGGACGGGGATGGGCTTGAACCCGTCCTCCTTCTGGATCGGGTTCTTGCGGATCACACCCTGCCGGACGCAGAACTCGAAGAACTGCCGGACCCGGACGAGGGAGATGTTGTGGCTCGATGCGGCAAGCGGCTGGCACTCCCGGCCGTGCCCGTCGTAGTGGATGTCCCGCAGGCCGCCGTCCCCGTAGAAGTAGGCCCACAGGACCGGGGTGGAGCAGGTCGCGACGTCGGTGTCTCCGACCATCCGGACCAGCCGCCGGAGTTCGGTCCGCTCCCCTACCAGGGTGCTCTCGGCCGTTCCCAGGCGCTGCCGCACGTCCAGGTAGTTCTCGACCATGGTGCCGAGGCTGATCTTGCTGCGTGGCATCTCGTACCTCCAGGAGTGGTGGAGGTACATGCGCCCTCCGGAACGCCTAGAGCCTAACCATTTCCAAGAACCGATTCAAGAGAACCGATCAACTGAACGGGTTGTGTCGTAGACGTGGAAACGGTCTGACCAGGCGTTATACGTGGGGTCCATGTACCGGGTGTACCTCAATCCGATTCTTAGGGGGTCTCGGGGCCCCTTGTCTAGGGCGTGATGCTCTTGACCGTCACGAGGTACTCGTCCTCGCCATCCCAGGCCCTGACGTCGTCCACGGCATCCCAGATCTCCTGCCGCACGTGATCGGCGCGAGTCGTCCCGGTATGCAGTTGGACCGGGCCTGCGACGTCGATCTCGATCATGAACTTCATCAGTAGGACCCCTCGGAGCAACCCCAGCAGGTGCAGCCCTCGGGGTGGTTGATCTCCGGGTACCGCTGGGCGACCGCGTCCAGGTCAGCCTCCAGCCGGGCGGCGTGGCCCTCGCAGATGGTCGACTTGGTGAGCCCGCTGCGCGAGGTCCGGACGAAGATCTCACCCGTGCAGGGACCGTTCTGTCTCCGCGAGCAAACCAGGACCATCATGCGCAGCCTCCCTCTCTGTCGAGCCTCAAGTGTGACGGTTCGTAGTAACTCTGTCAAGGGGATGTTGTAAACCACTTGCGTCGTCTGGTACCTTCGGTGGAGACAACGAACAAGGGAGCACGATATGGCGCTGATCCGCGACGTCCTGGACACCTTCGAGAAGACCGGGGACCTGACTGTCGTCGTGTCGCGTGTCCACGCCGAGGATCTGGGGGACAAGTACATCGAGGTCCGCGAACAGGTCAAGAGCACCGGGACCTGGGGACGCGGCGTGCTCCTCCCCCTCGACATCGCTGGTCAGGTGGCTGCCACGATCATCGACGGGCTCGCCACATGACCGTCGAGGAACTGACCCCTCTTCACTGCACCGGGTGCGGCCAGCGGATCGGCTTCTCTCGCCGGGATGCGGCGGTCTACTGCACGCTGATCTGCGCCGAGGACTGGCCGGTTCGACCCAACGAGGATCGGGACGCGCTGATCTACGAGATCGCGACCGTCGAGAAGACTGGGTTCCAGTACCTGGCCGATGAGTTCCGCACCTCGCGCCAGCGCATCCAGCAGATCGTGTCCCAGCGGCGCGTCAATTGAGCGGTGTGGTCAGCAATCCAGATGCCGCGTGCTACTGCGACGGTGGCGGATCCATCGCGCACATCCCGGCCCGATCATGCACGTCTGGGACTAGCCCCTATAGGGCATTGGACGAGGCGATGGAGAAGATCGCCAAGGTGCGCGCCGAGGCCCTGGACTGGCAGGACGACTACTACCTCAGCCCCGCTGCTGACGCGATCCTGGACATCATCGGTAGGCACTAGGCGCGGGGAGCGAGGATGTCCCTCTCCTGGAGGGAGTCCACGCAGCCCAGCAAGGCCTCAAGCCCTGCCCGGATCTCGTTCAGGGAGTCGGGCTCGCCGTAGCGGCGGTAGTCGTCCAGGGCCCTCGCGACGCCACTGCCTGCGGCGTCCATCCAGTTCATGGTGTCAACCGTCGAGAGCCGACGCATCCGGCCGTATGCCCGCGCGCGCTCCTCGCTGACCTTGGGCGTCTCTGTCCTAGAGAGCAGTTTCTTCATCGTTCATCAGCCCCAGTGCGTCGAGGACCACAAGTTCGTGGTCGATGTCCTTGGATATCCGGGCCACTGCCTGCCGCAGTTCTGTCTTGGCGTTCTCGTCGTTCTCCCACCAGGGCTCGGTCTCGTGACCCAGGGTCGCGGCCAACAGAGCCTCGTCCTCGGTGAACCCGGTCTTCCGCCACCAGCCGAGTGCGATCCCCCAGCCGCTGGGCATCAGATGGATGATCAGCGACGTCGACCTACGGAACGGCGCATCCGTCTCCTGCGTCGGGCTGGTATGAAACCAAGGGGTCTCTGGTAGCAGCCGGAGTGGATGCCAGAAGAACCGGCCTACCCCGTGGGTCTCGGCCATCAGGCTTCCTCGATCAGCCGGTTCGCCAGGTCAGCGGGCTCCACCAGGAAGGGGGGCCAGCCGATATGAAGGTCGTACCTGGCATCGGCGTAGGACTGGGCGACGTGCTGCGAGCAGATCATCCGGTCCATCCGGGCGACCCGGGCCATCGCTCGCTTCAACTTGAACCCGAGAACCCGGACGCAGACGATGGCCACGATGTCGACCCAGTTGTACGGGGTCCCCACGTAGGACTTGGCCGCCTTCACGATCAGGTTGCGGTCGATGGCGTCCAGGTTGTCGTTCGAGTACACCGCGTCTGGGTAGTTGCTGGCCGGAGAGATGATCACACCCTTGGGGGCCGCCTCGGCGATCAGTCCGTCACCCAGGTAGACGAACGCGTGGTTCCACTTGGACAGCGTGCCCAGGCGAATCAACCAGCCCATGGCGTCGTAGGTCCGGACGAGGCCGTAGTCACCCGGCTGGGGAAGGTGTGGCATCAGAAGTCGTCCCTTGCGTATGGGTAGTTGTTGAGCACGCGGTTGATGAAGCGACCCGGGGACTTGACTCGCTTGAAGTTGTTCCACACACGGGGCGGCACGTCGTAGTAGGCCCAGGGCGTCCCGTCGCGGAAGCGGACGCGCAGGGTCTGGGTCTCCCTGTCGTAACCGGCGGCTACCGTCCGGGGACGAGGAGGGTTGATCGAGGGGGTCGGCTGGTAGGGCAACAGCACCGAGTCATCACCCAGCCGGGCAGCCTCAACCGCGAACTCCGTGTCCCGCGTACGGCTGCGCTCTTCCTCGAACGCGGCGGCCGGGTTCTGCCGAGAGACGGAACTGCGGTCAACGGCGCGCTGGCCCTCACCCAGGGTGAGGGACTCGTACGAGCGACCCTGTTGCTGGCTGGGGTTCAGCGACTCGTAGATGCGGGTGCGCTTGCGCCCGCCACCGTTGCCAGTGGGTCGAGCCATGGCTACTTCGCAGCCGGTGCGGCCTTGACGTCGACCTCGACGGCCTCGGTGGCACTGTCCTCGGGGGTCTCCTCCGCCGGGCCATCGAGCAGCAGCACAGGCTCGGCCACTGCCTCCGGCTTCACAGCGGCGGGGGGAACGTCTTCGGTCAGGGCCAGGGCTACCTCGTCCACGACCGGCTCGCGGTAGATGTGCTGGGCGGTCCAGCCCTCCCACGGGTCGGTGGCGGCACCCGCTGAGTAGTCAACCGGCTCGGGGGAAGGCGCAACGAAGGACTCCTGCGGGGCGTTGCCCTGCACGGTCCAACCAGGCTGCTCGACGTCGCTCATGTCCGGTCTCCACTCAGTTCTGCTGCACGGTCCAACCGGGCGGGAGGATCTCGCCCAGTTCGTCCGACTTGTTGGAGTGGGGACAGTCGGGCCCTTCGTAGACGTGCTTCCCGTCCACGAACCAGCACCTGTCGACTTCGATCCCCATCAGATGGCCCCAGAGACACGAAGAGCGCACGCCACGTGGGCAGTGCGCGCTAATGCCGAGACCATGCGATACCTCCGAGTCGGTTCTTCTGAACCAGACTAGAGGATCCGCTTCCCTGAATGGGAGCGGCTCAGGAGACGGTCGTGGTGGTGGTGATCTTCCGGGAGCCGACCACGGACACAACGTCGGGGATCGCCTCGATGATTGCGGCAACCTCGGGGATAGCCTCGATGAGTTGATTCAACTTCGCCGCGTTGACATGACTGAGGTCCAGAGCCTCCTGGGCCGTATCGCCGACCTTGACGAGGTTCCTGTCGATTCGGTTGACGGTGTCCTTGATGGACTTCTGGCTGTTCGGCGACAGTTCGGCCTTCAGGTACGCAATCTCCGTGTCCTGGTAAGCCATGCGGGCGAGTACCCCGGGCTGCTCTGGGACACCGGGCCGCGAAGGTTCGCCGTTCCAGTCGTCCAGGAACTGACCTGTGCGACGGATGACCTTCCACGCGGCCTTAACGACACCACCTAGGACCAGCAGCGCGGTGATCACGGCGGCGGTAAGGAGCAACCCACCTACGATCCCATGCGAGGCCTGGACCTGCGTGACAACGTCGCCAGCCCGCATCGCATGCCCCGTTCCCGACCAAGTCTTCGAAAGCGCTTCTACGAAGAGGATACCGAAGGGTGGACGTGGGGTTACACCCATGACGAGGGCTAGAGAACAAGCCCTGCCCGTCGGAGGGAGTGGAGCCCGTTCACGTCGCTGCGCGAGCAGCCGGTGAGCGCCAGGATGATGATGGGCAGGTGCTTCTGCGGTGGCACGAACTTCAGATGGTTTCCCCGAGTGATCTCGACGCGCCACCCCTGAGACCGGGCCGCTTTGGCAGCCTTCTCCACGTCCTTGCTCGTTCCGAGTCGCTTGGCCATCTCGGCCCCTTCCCTACCTACCAGGACTCGTCTCCCGACGATTCACCTGGATACCCGCCCCCTTGTACCAACCGGTTCGGCTGGGCACAACACCTAGTGTGCCCTTGTGAAACGATCACGTCAATAGGTTCGGAGGAACCGGTTCGCGATCACCCGGTTGGCCGCACAAACGCACAAGAGGGGCCACTGTCCGCAATCGGACGGTGACCCCTCTTGGTGGGGCGTTGCTGATGATCAGTCGAGGAACCGCTCCAGCGACGGAGGAATGTACGAGTCACCCTTCAGCACCTTCCCGAACTCGTTCTTGGCCACGGTCCCGTCTGGCCGGACCTTCGTCATGTTCGACCGGTGGACCTCCTGGAAGATCTCCTCCAGCGGGATGTCGAAGACGTCGGCGGTCCCGTAGACAACGTAGAGAACGTCAGCGAGTTCCTTGGCCAGTGACACGCGGTCGCCTTGTCCCATGATGAACTTGTGAAGTTCGTCGGTGGCTTCGCGCGACTCTTCGGCGATCAGCCGGAACCGCAGGTCAACAAGCCGGTCCTGCTCCTCCTTGTCGATCTCGGAGTAGTACTGCTCCCCGATTGCCTCGTGCCACTTCTCCAAAGCGACCATGGGGCGGTAGAAGGATCGCCGGGGCAGCGCGTCGACCTGGCCCCCGGCCGACATCTCCTCCACGCACACACCAGAGACGTGACCCGCAAGGTTCGCGGCCAACTGAGCGCCCAGGGGTCGGCGAAACTGCTCTGAGTCGAAGAGTTCCAACTGTTCAGCCATGGGTCACCACCGGGACCAGCGCAACCCATCCGTAGACGTACTGAGGCTTGTCGCCTGTTACGTGGGCGTAGCCCTCGGGCACCTGCGGGCCGTCCTCTTCGGGCTCGAACATGGCCACGATGTCCCAGTCGTCCTGAGTCATCTCTTGCGCGTCCGCTCGCACGACGTTCGGCGGGTAGACGATGCCACCCTCCACGATCTGGTATCCCCCGTCGAAGTCCGGGAAGTGATTCGCCCGCGCCCGATTGAAGTCGCGCTCGATGAACGCCTCGACCGTTCCGTCCAACTCCTCGCGAGGCTTGTCGGCCATGAGGGCTCTGCCGAACTCCTTGACGGTGAGGCTGTCCGCGCCCATCAGTTGTTCCGCAGGTTCATCGAGCCTGGCTTCTTGTATGCCGAGGATCCCTTGCCGGTTCGGATCATGCTCTCGTAATCCTTGATCCGGCCCTCCAGGCGGGCGGTGACCCGGCGTAGATGACGGCCACTGCCTCCGCCCTTGCCCTGGAACGGGGCCTGGGGCGATGCCTTGCTCTTGCCCCCGCTGGGGGTACTGCACGGTCCTGGCACGATGCGTTCTCCGATCTGGGCCACTGTTCGGCCCGGTTTCACGTGGGTGGGGTGCTACAGCGCGTTGGCGCTCACGGACGGCTTGTTGTTGATCGAGGCCGTCTCGTCGTTGATCTCCCAGCCCTGGACGATCAGGGCGTCGAAGTGCCGCTTGCCGTGGTGGCCGCAGAACAGGAGGTCGGCGTCCCCCTTCATGGCCAGGTAGAAGGCCTGCGCGCCGCAGCGGTCGCATCGGTCGATCTGCCTGAGAGCCATCGGGGTGTCCCCACCATCTGTTGCCGGGCCTTTGCCCAATGGTACATGGGAACCGGTTCGCAGAATCGCTTTGACGATGTCGTCACCCTGGTGTGTCACGCGGCCCGCTCGACCAGCGTCACGTCCGACAGGTTCCAGACGAACTTGGACTTCTTGAAGCCGTCTGGCCGGTCCGTGGTGGGCTTGAGCAGCACGTGCCCGTCTCGAACCCGGTCCAGGGAGACGATCCGGGCCTTGAAACCAACGAAGCGGTCATCGCCGAGGGGGCAGCCCTCGCCGATCTCCACGAGGTCACCGACCTCGAACCGCTGGGAGTCCAACTGCTTGCCCAGGCGACCCAGGGCATCGACCGCAGCCGCATCGACTGCGACGACGGGCTTATCGGCCGCTTGCGCGCGTCGAAGCGAGAGGGCGACTCCGACGGTCTCGGCGACAGAGGAGAACGCATAAGCCAAGTCCTCCGGATGCATGACCCGGTCGGTGTCCAGGCGGACGCGAACGGCGTCGGTGAGGATCTCGGCGAAGTCCCCGATGGTCAGGTAGTGATCGTGGTCGGCCACTGTGTGGCTCCTCTCTCGCGGCGGTGGGTGGTGAAGAATGTATCAGTGAACCGGTTCCCAGGAATCGACCGGGGTCGCTACTACTTGATGTGCTTCCTACACGCGCGGAACCCGGTCTCGGGGTGGTGGTGGATGGCCACACGCATGCACCTGCGGTCGTGGCAGTTGACGTGCCGCCACACGACCGCGATGAGTGCCAGCCGGTCGAACTGTCCAGCAATCCCGGACCAGAAGGCATAGATCGGGCCGCTCGGGTCGTCCAGCCCCATCCAGTGCGAGATCCAGTGCTCGATCACTTCAGGTTCTTGCTGAGGTAGAGCAGGAACCCGAGGAATAGCAGGAGGGCCCCCAACCCCGCGCCCACGACGAAGGCAACGATTGCTACGAGGGCGGTCACGGCTTCTTCACCCTGGCGTCGTGAACCAGGCCGCAACGGGGGCAGTAGTCCACTTCCAGCCACCGGGTGACCGCCCACATCTCCTGGACGAGGCTCTGGTGGTGCCGAAAGAAGCAGACGACCTTCGCCCACTTGGCTCGCAGACGGGCGCGCATCAGAGAAACGACAGTTCGCCGAAGCCGTGGGGAATGCTCTCCCCCACGAGGAACGTCAGGATCCCGTGCTGTGCCCGGTCGCCCTTGAAGGACGAGAAGTAGGGGCTGCCGCCGTCCAGGGACGGGGACTGGATGAGCCAGGTGCCGGAGACCTCTTCGATGTGGCCGTGGTGCTTGTGGCCGAAGAGTGCCAACTGCATCTTCCAGTCTTCGTGGAAATGAAGCATGTCCCGCTGCTCGCGCAGCCAGTCGACCTGCTTGCGGCGGTCAGCCTTGTGGCCGTGCGTTGTGCCTACGTTCACACCAGAGAGATTGATCTTGGTCCAGTCCTCGTCGTGCGGGATGTACCACTCGATCTGGTCGGCGAACTGCGTCTGGTCCATCACGGCCTTGACCATCTCGGCGATGATCAGGTCGAGGTTGTCGGACTCGCTGCTGAACGGGGACGAACCGACGACCTGGCGCATCTCGCCGTGATTGGACTTGGCGTAGGCCTTCTTGATCGGGATGCCGTACTCGCAGAACGCCTTGGTCCTGGCGATGTCCATGTCGCGCCGGAAGGCGATCTGCTTCCGCAGCGTCTCCGTGGTACGCATCTGGCTGTTGTAGTGACCAAAGGTGTTCTCGACCCCGTCACCGTTCGCGCTGTCGAAGATGCACTCGATGTTCTTGCCGGAGGCCATGAGGTGGTCCAGGCGGGCCATCGAGCGCTCCAGCGCCTCGGTCTCCCGGTTCCACAGGCCGTCCAGGCTGTTGCCCTCCGCCTTGCCGGTCTGCTCGTCACCCTGCTGATGAACGAAGGTGACCGGCTCTGCCTTGCCTCGCAGGCTCAGGCCGAGGCGATGAAGACGGGGCTCCCACGCGCGCACCTGCGCTGCCACTGCCTCGATGTCCTGCACGTCGATGGCGGCATCGCCGGTGCGCTGCTTGAAGCGACACTTGTAGGAGTAGAGCCAGATGACGTCGCGCCCGCCGCTCTCGGAGCCCTTAGAGGTCTGCCACTTCGAGACCTTGACAGGTCCGTCGACCTCCCAGGCCTCGGGATCGAATCCGAAGAACTCCAGCAGGGGCGCGTAACCCGTCTCGCCGTCCAACTTCACCGGCCACGAGTCGTGGTAGATGGTGAGCGCGCCGTTTTCTTCGGTGGCGTGCGGACGCTCCTCGGCGGACACTGCCTTAGATACCTCGGGCTCGGACGGGGCCCATCCGATCTTGCTTCGGTACCGCCGAACTGACTTCTCGGAAGTGGAGATGTTGCCGTCCATAAGGGCCTCGGCAACCACGGCGTGGCCCTTCTCTCCCTGAAGAAGGTCGGAGACCCAAGACAACTCGTCAGCAACGTCAGCGAGCGCCATGTGGGCTCCTAGGGCCGGGGGCGTGGTGTGTGTTCGTTGGAACCGTAAGGGAAGAACCGGTTCCATTGAAGCGCGACACGCCGCTCAGAAGTGAGTCATTCGGCGAGGGACAGCCCCGCCGACCGTGCGGGCCCATGCGTCACCGGCATCGGAGCGCTGGGGGCTGTGCCTTGGGGGCTTGACTCCCCGGGTGTCTGCCGCCACTGCCTTGGCGGTGTGCCACATGGCGGTAGCCAGGCCCTGGCGGCGGTAGGCGTCATCCACGTGAACGACGTAGACCTCCCCCGTCTTTGGAGTCCATTCAAGGTGCCCGACGTCGTGCTTGGATTCGGGGACCGTGACGTTGATCGCGTGCCGGTTGTCACCCCACACCGCGTTGTTCTCGCTGGCATGAGTGAAGGAGAACTGTGCCCGCGATAGAGCGGGATGCGCTTGTTCCGACACGGTTCTAAGTATCGCATCGAGAAGCGGTTAGATAGGCGCATGCCTCCTCACGACCCGAACCCCCCGATGAGCGGTTGCACTGGCAAGCCCGTGATCTATGACCGGCGGCCCGAGTGCGAAGCACGAAAATGGAATCTGGACTGCATGCTCCGCCTTGGACACTTCGAGGTTGCGCATATGACGGCTGGCGGGCTGTGCTGGCTGGAATAGTCCGTCAGACCTATTGAACCGGTTCTCAGGAAGTGCCACCATGGGACCCTTGCCGACCAAGGGAGGCCGTGTGACCACTACGCCAGAGCCAGAGCCCTATTCCACGCCGCTTGAGATGCCGTGGGCGTCTTATCCGCCCGCACCGGCAGCCGCGCCGCTGCCCGCGAAGAAGAACCGCACCGCGCAGATCGTGGTCGGCGTCCTCATCGTCCTGGTGCTAGTCGCGGCGGGGTTCGTGGTTAAGTCCATTTCAAGCAGCAGCAGTAGCAGTGGACTGAACGACCCGAACACGTTGTCCCAGGCGATCATGCGGGACGCCAATGCCCGGTACGCCAAGGCGGGCTCCAGCCTCACGGCCACGTCAGTTACGTGCATCGCTGCCGGAATCCCCCACGAGTTCACGTGCAACGGCACGATGTCCAACGGTATGACTCAGACGGTCACCGCGACGGTCTCGGATGACGGGCAGACCTACATCACCAGTAGTTAGCCCCCCTAGACACCAAGAGAGGGGCCTCCCTGATGGGAAGCCCCTCTCTTTGCGTGCCGGTGACTACTGGGCGGCCAGGAAGGCAGCCGTGTTCGGCTTGCCGTTCAGGGTGTTGGTGTTCTGTGACCACCACATGGCCGCCAGAACGTTGGGCGTCAGGGCTCCCCAGAAGGACTTGGCATAGGCCAGAGCCGCCGCGTCGGTGTTCGCAGCACCGTTCAGGACGTTGCCAACCTCACCGAAGATCAACCGCTTGCCCTTGGCCGCCGCGTAGTTGAGGGCGGGGCCTTCGGCCTTCAGGTTGTAGCAGTCGAAGCCGATCAGGTCGACGTTCGGCACGTAGTACTGCTCGACGTTGCCCCGCTGGAACGCGTAGGCCATCAGGATCGTGACCGAATGAAGGTTCGCGTACGGGTGCGCGCGCTCCACGGTGAGCAGGGAGGCCCAGCCGGACTGGAATGCGGCCGGGGTCAGGCCCCCACCGTCAGCCTCGTGAAAGTAGGTCCAGTAGACCTGACGCCCAGAGGCCGCCCACGCAGCCAGGTCGGCCGTGAATGCGCTCGCCGATGGAAGTTGCTTGAACGATACGAAGAGCGCTGCGCCTGTTGGGGCGCTGGGGAGGTTGGTGCTCGGCAGCCCTGACCAGTACGTGCGCACGGCCTTGGCGGTCGGGAACGCACCCAGGCCGGGCGAGGAGACGCCGGTCATGAGCGACCCGGACTGCGTCTGCGTCGGGCTGGGTGACGGGCTCGAAGACGTGGTCGGCGTCGCTGTCACTGTCTCGGTGACCGTCACGGTGGGGAGGGGGGCCGGGGAGCAGTTGAACGCCCCCGAGGTGAACGCGCAGGCATAGTTGCCGTCGACCTGCGCGGAGTCCGCCGAAGCGGAGAACGTGCCGAGGGCGACAGTGACGACTGCGGCTGCGGCGGTGATGGCCGACAGGACGGCACCCACGACGCGCTTGCGGGGCCGACCAAGGATCAGGGCGTGCTTGGGCATGGCTACTCCAAGGGGGGAGGGGTCAGTAGCGGCGCTTGGGCACGAAGTGCTTGTGAGGAACCCCCTGGTCGTGCTGCTCCTCGTGCATGCGCTGGTGCTCGGCGATCCAGTTCTGGGAGCCGCTTTCGAGGGATCGGGCCCCGCCCTGCATGTGCTCGCCGAGGATGTGCCAGGTGACGTTCCGCTGGCCCGGCCAGGGCTTCCAGGCGGGCTTGGGAGCGAATGACTCCTGGTGGCCCTCTACGAAGTGGTCTGATCGGTCCATGCAAACACCCTACAGGAACCGTCAGACGGAAACCGCTTCCCCTTTAATGGTTCGAATGAGCACCTCATCGGACACCGGGGTGAAGTCCCAGACGTCCACCCCGACGTTGATCTGGCGACCACTGACCTTCCACGCCTGGTGGACGTGCCCGCAGATCAGCCAGTGCCCGTCGTCCTTCGGACGGTGGTCGGCGTACTTGTCCTCGTGGCGGGCGATGTCGTAGTACGGGAAGTGCGACACGCGCACCGTCCGGCCGCCCAGTTCGGTGTCCACGGATTCGCCGTCGGTAATGATGTCCAGCCCCGCCGCTGCGTACTCCGGCCACCAGCGCTCGGCGTATCCGGGCTTGTTGCCCCGCCAGATCTTGTCGTGGTTGCCGGTAACCAGCCGCTTGCGGCCGTTCAGCCTGCGCAGGTGCTCCAGGTTGACCCGGGCGTTGCCCATGACGATGTCGCCCAGCAGCCAGACATCGTCCTCGGGTCCGACGACCTCGTTCCAGCGCCGGATGATCTCCTCGCGCATGTGGTCAGTGTTGGTGAAGGGACGGTCGCAGAACTTGATGATGTTCTCGTGCCCGATGTGCAGGTCCGAAGTCCAGAACCGCATGGGTCAGCCCTTCTTCGATGGCGACCCGGACGCGTCCTCGGCCCAGTAAGGGGCCACCGACCACTCCCGATCCACGGGGCAGTCGTGGCCGCTTGCGAAGTCGAAGGTCCCGTCGCAGCGGACGCAGACCAGCGCCTCGCTCACTTGACGAGCAGGCCCAGGAACAGGCCCAGCAGGAAGCCGCCTGAGCCGACGATCAGGACCATGCGGTCCTTGAGGGAATGAAGCCGCTCGTTGGCCGCCTCGACCTTGGAAAGGTCCACGGTGCGCTCGACCTGGACGAGGTCCATGATCAGTTTCTTCTCGGTCGGCGTTACAGCCATGTGTTCCTCCAGATGATTGAGCCCCCAGGCTGACCGCCCTGGATTCGAACCAGGAACCCCCCGGTTAACAGCCGGGCGCGCTGCCGTTGCGCCAGCGGTCAAAGGTGGGGCGCATTCGCGAGTACGGACGTATGCGCGCCCCAGACCCGTTCCGTCCGGGCCTTGACCCCCGCTCTTCTCAGCGATCACCCGAGGGTTACTAGCCGTGATGCGGTAGGAGTAGTTCGGCCTCGGCGTCGGTTCGCTGTACCAGTTGTGCCGGAGTGAGTCTCCGTAGGGCCTAGAGACAGAAGCCCCTCACTCGACCGAAGCAGCACGCCCCCCAGGATTCGAACCCAGACCGAAGGCTTTGGAGACCCTCGTGCTGCCCTTACACCAGAGGCGCTGACACTGCCTTGCTCCCCACACGCAAGTGGGGGGTAGATCCCCGAAGGCCGGAGACCTACCCCCCAATATTGCAGGAGAGTGGAAGCGGTTGTCAAGAACCGCTTCGGTGTGTCGCTTCGCTATCGAGAGGACTTACTCATCTCTCGCTTGTACTCCTCGATCAGGTCTTCGCGGATGCGGCCGGTCTCGGGGACCTGGCGGCCCTTCTTCTTGAGCCACAGGCGCACATCCTTCGTTGTGAAGGCTCCCTGTCCCGCCTTGTGCAGCATCCGGCTGTTGTGGACGCCCGCCGCCCGGGTGGGAGTGGCCTCTTCGATCCAGGCCGCCAGTGACGCCTCAAACTCCTCTGTGTGCTGCTCGCAGAGGTCGAGTTCGTACCGGACTCCGCTCTTGATGAAGACCTGGGTCTCCTCGATGGGCTTACCGCAGGCCTTGCCCCGAACCTGTCGGTCGCAGACCTTGGTGGACACGGTTGCCACGGCACATCCCTTCTAATGTGAACGCGTGAACTGACATCACGTGATCATAGAAGGTAGTTGGTACGTTCGCAAGTGCCGGTTCAGTTGAACAGTTCGCGGAACAGGCTCCCGGCTACCGTCTCCTGGTAGGAAAGCGCCTCGCCAGTCATCCCCATCGACAGCAGGCCCATCTCCTCGAAGCGCATGAGGATTAGGTCGATCTCGCCGACTTCCAGCGGGTCATCGCTGTGGGAAAGGGCGGTCCGGAGCCGTAGGACGGCTTCAGTGGCCTGATGTGAGGAGAGAGGGCGGTCACACATGTACCGGGGGAGCATCTTGTTCCAGACGCCCGTCGCCACCACCGTACCCACCAGCAGCATGCAGAGCAGGAGCGCCACGAGTCCGCCGAGGGCTGTCAGATCCGGCACCGAGGAGTGCAGGGACGAGCGCAGGTCGTGTATCTGCGTGGGGATGACCAAGGCAGAAAGCGTGAGGCTGGCGATCCGGTAGCGAGTCCGAGAGGCCCCCAAGTCGGAGAGGAAGAGGCCGATGAACCAGAACCCGGTGGCGATCATGGCGAGGAGCAAGACGGCCCGATATGGGACTTCCCCGAAGGCGAGGAGAAGCACCGCCACAGTCACGCCCACAATGGTGAGTGATCCGTTTCGAACGAACCGTGGTGCCCTGTCCGACCTTAGGGCCCACAAGCGCTTGATCACGTTGTGCGTGTTCCTTCCGTCGTGGCTTCGTCCTCCCGGAGGGTACCCGGAGGTTCTGACGTTCTGAATCCTCCTTCAGGCTGTGGTCTGCGTCACACGAACCCTTCGGTCACGGCCCGGGCATAATCTAGGACATCCGGAATCCGGAACTCGCCGACGTCGTGACCCGTGTTCCAGGGCCGGTCAACGAGGTAGGTCGGGATTCCGGCTGCGGTCAACTCTTGCCAGTTCTCGATCTTGTCTTCGACCATGACGTCGAGTGCTGCGACGGTCTTGTCGGCAGAGAACGTCAGCGCGTCATACCCGATGCCGTGCTCGGCGAGCCAGGCGACGGTGAGGGCCTGGGCCCGGCCGGGCGAGCCGAGGGAGCGGTCGGTGACGATGTGGATGCTGTGGCCCGCCTCGCGGATTCGGCGGACGGACTCTGCTGCGCCAGGCCGGGCAGGGCCACTGAAGATGACCCCGGCGTCAACACCGGCACGGAAGTGGGCCACGAACTCGGCGTCGGACATCATCTGACGGTAGAAATACCAGCAGACCGGTTCGCCATCGACCAAGGGCCAGGCCACGCTGACGCCAATCATGGTCAGGTAGCGGGCGAACGAGGCGGCGAAGTCGTAGAGGACCCCGTCGAGGTCAAAGCCGACCCGGAGGCGGGTCATGACGGCCCTGCGTTCTGTACCAGTTCGGTCATGCGGTCGTGCCAGCGCATGTGCGGCTCGCGACCGTCCGGGTCGACCAGGGCCTGGCACACCGGGCACCGCAGCAACGTGATCTTCCGGGTGACCTTGAAGCCCTCGCCCCCGAAGGAGGCCCACTGCTCCCACTCGATGCGGGCCACCTGGACCCAGTCCTTTGCCCAGTCATCGAAGCGGGGCGCTCCGGCGCTCATGGGGCCAGCCCGTCGTTGGGGTCGTCCACGTACTCGAAGACATCGAGTTCGGCCAGCCGGGGGATCACAAGGACGCTCCGAAGCAGCAGCCGCAGCAACCGTGGACGCCCTCGGACGTCAGCCCAATGCTGACCTTGTAGGCGATGTCATCGGGGTCCGGGTGGCCGGTGCCGTGCTCGGGGCAGAGGCGCTCCATGAGGCCCCTGTCGGCGCGCCAGTGCAGCGGCCAGTTCACCATTCGGTGATCGCTTGGGTGGTGTACCGGGCAGCCGCGCCCCTCGCACAGGGACGGGTTGTGGACGTTGCGGAGAACCACCGGCCCCGGCATCGCCATACCGAAGATGGGCTCGGATGCGGACGGGATGACAAAGTCGTTGGGGCCGATGGCCCGCTTCGTCTTGCTCACTTGACGTCTTCCCGCTCGTCCAGGTCGTCGTCATGAAGCGATTCCTGGAGTTCGGCCAGCCCATGCATGCGCTCAACGCGCTTCACGAGTTGATCTACGATGTCCGGCGAGTAGGGGGCGGACACCTCGACCTCGCTCACCCGGCCGTGCTTGACGCCCTGACCGCCGTTGGTGATCAGCGTCACCCGAATGAGCGGGAGATCGGTGGGCTCCCGGACGGGCAGGTCGTCGCTCACGAGTGGAGTTCCTTCTGCACCCCGTACACGAATGCGACAGCGCACGAGAGAGGGATGGTTGCCAGCGTGATCAGGAGGGCCCCCTGGTACCCCAGGGGGCGTACTGCCGGAAGCAGTTCCGCGTGAATCGCCCCCGCCAGGATCATCAGCCCGAAGGCCTCGGTCAACAGACCGAAGACCCCGACCAGGAGGCTCAGCAGAAACCTCACGAGAAGAAGGGAAGCGCGGGGGCGTTCTCGCCCTGGGCCGTGTAGATGGCGGTGCGGGCGTCCAGCACGCTCATCAGGAACTCGCCTGCGGCGTTGTAGAACGCCTGCGCCGCCGCTGCCTGCTGGTCGAGCATCTCCAGGGTGCTGCTGTCGTCCAGCCCCGACCAGACGGTGCAGAGGTCCAACGTGGCCGCCTGCGTCTGGCCGTGGAGGGTGAACTCCGCCGACAGGACCCATCCCAGGTCTTCGTCCGATGACGCGTTCACCTCGAACGAGTAGGCCTGTGCATCCTTCGGCGAGTCGGAGAAGAAGCCCTTCTTGGCGATGTCATCCATATGGTTTCGTCCTCCGTGGCTTAGGGTATCGGTTCTTCAGAACCGTAACCGATGGGTCCGACGCGTGTCAGTAGCGACACGCCCTAGTGGCTCTTTCCGACCATTCGGCGGCGCTCGGATGCGTTGTATCCGCCGTAGATCCCCCATTCGAGGTTGATCGGATGAAGTCCTTCGTTCAGACACTGGCGCTGCACAGGGCACTCCTCGCGGCAGATCCGCTTGGCCGTGGTGGCGGCTGTGCTGGCGTGGTCCGCGAACCAGAGATCCGGGTCGGTCTGGTTGCAGATTCCTTGCACTGCCCAGTTGCCGTCCTCGCGGCTGCGGAGGCCCGGAATGGGCAGGTCGATCAGTGTGCGAGACCGGTAACCACCGGGAACCGCGCGACCCAACTGACCGCCCTGGCGGATTCCTGTGTCGACCGACATCAGTGCTTGCCCAGTCCGCTGATCAGACTGGGGATGGCGACCGTGACCGGACTGGCCACTGCCCGGCGAACTAGATTGCGCATGGGCTCTCCCGACTATGTTGGCTGGCGATTCAGTAACCGTATCGGTGGTGACGGTTCTGGCGATGGAGCCGAATGGGTGAATCAGGTGCTTCCGCGCCACCATTCGGTCGCGATGCATCCGTGGACAACGCAACGGCGGAACCGGTTCCCGCCGCGCAAGGACGACGTCCAGGCGGTCCAACAGTGGTTGTGATCGCTCACGACTCCTCCTTCTTGTGGCACTCGCACGAGCAGGAGTCGCCAACAGGACAAGCCATGGACCCGGCCGGGAGTTTCTTGCCGACGCAGTAGCCGGTCATGCACCAGCCGGACCTGCCGGAGCCCCTGCGCGTCTGCGTGTGCGCCATCAGTGACTCCCCCAGAAGCCGGTCCTGATGGGGACGCCGCGCATCTTCCAGCGCCACTTGACGTTCCAGAGCGACGGCCAGGCCGGGCAGGGTCCTCCGTGATCGGCGTCCAGGTAGCAGCGCCATCCGCGCGGCGGGCGTTGGCAGGTCATCGCTGGACCACGACACCGGATACGGCTGGGCCGCCGTCGAGATCCGCATAGGCGGTCTGGCCACTGCCCTGCAACGAGACGCACCAGGGTAGGTTCTGGCAGCGAAACCAGACCGCAACGACGCGGCCGTCGGCATCGACCTGGATGTCTATGGTGCCGCTGGCATGAATGGTTCCACCGTCACCGTAGTAGCGATCCGGAGCCACTGCCTTCTGCTTGCGCTGCCAGGGGGTTTCCGGCCTCGCCGGGGCCCGGTCCTTGAACCAGCGGGCCATCAGATGTCCGCCGCCGGGCGCTCCAGGTGCTTGGAGACGGCTTCCTTGGACGCCTGGACGACGAACTCGTGGCGCGCCTTCAGCGCGACCTTGGCGAGGTAGGAGGCGAACATGGCCAGGTCCGGGATCGCTTCTTCGATCCTCTTAGCCACGTGGGCGTCAAGCCCGTCCAGCGGGTCAGGCCAGGCCATCGAGGGCCTTCTTCTTCAGCATGTCGGCCTCCATAGGGGCGCGAGCATGAAGCCCGCAGTTGGCGCACGACATCTCGGTGAAGTACGCGGCGATGGTCCAGTCCTCGGCGTCGAACGACACTTGGAGGTTCCAGACGAAGGAGTCACACTCGGGACAGATGACGTGCTGCTCCAGCGAGGTCTTGTGACTGTTGTCGATGACCGGCGTGATCACGCGTGCCTCCGGTGCGCGTAGGGCACGACCTGCGTCCGTCCGCCATGACCGTGGATCTTGACCACGTCCTGAAGCGAGTCGTAGACCGCCGTGGACGATGTCTCGGTCAGCCAGCGCAGGGCCACAGTCCCGTCGCCGAAGACGACGCCCTCGGCCACGAGGCCGGTCCCGGAGATGCCGGTCTCGTCCTCGGTGCGATGAAGATGAAACAGACGTGCGTCAGGCATCGGGTTCCCCCTCGTAGGCTCTGTTGTCGCGCTCTCGGCGCTCCTCTTCGCAGTGCCGCACGGCGATTTCGAGGGCATTGCCCACGGCCGCAGCGGCGTCGGACAGTTCGTGGTGGCCGTTGCAGCACCAGCGCTCGTAGATGAACGCGGCGGTGACGACCACGTCCTCGTCGGACCACTTGGTGGACAAGGACTTGACTTTGTAGATGCGCTCGGGACTTCGGGGGCCGCCTTCTCGCTTGCCGATGGCGTAGCCCCGCTCCAGGACCGCCTCTGCCTCGTCGCTCATCAGACCTCCATCTGGCAAGCGCTGGGCATGCAGAAGTTGTCTCCGTCGAAGCGGTTGCCGCAGGAGCAGATCCCGCGCTCCAGGTCGAGGTGGTTCCGTTCGACCTTCCGGAGCGTGCTGGCCACGAGGTGGACGCCAGTTCCTGGCAGCATCCGCATCTCGCCGTTCAGCGCCTTGCTGACTCCCGCCATCAGAACCTCGGCACACTCCTGTGTGGAGCAGCCGAGTTGGATCTCGACGCGGTACGTCATCGGTCCATCCCCTCGCTGCGGCGCAGGGAGTCGCGCTCGACCCGGCACTGCGAGTACCGCTCCTGGGCCTCGACGTACATGGCGTGCTTGCGTGCGCCCTCGTTCTCCAGGTGGCGCACTGTTGAGCGCAGCCGGTTGGTCTCGGCGACCATCTGGTCCAGCAGTTGCCTGCTGATGCGGCCGACCTGCGCGTGCGCCGGGGTCCAGTTGACGAAGACCTGGCCCTCGATAGTGGTGGCGACGACCTCGCCCTCAACCAGGCTCACGCGACCGCGCTCTTCGGGGCCTCGTCGTTCTTGGACGTCACCTTGAAGTACTGGCGGCTGGCGACGTGGTAGACGATGACGCCCTCCGCCTCGCGGTGGGCCTGCTGGAGATGAAGGCGCGACCAGAGCGAGCCGTTGAGCCGCAGGCGGCCGAGGGCCACCTGGATCTCGTACTGGTTGAAGGGCCCGTCGTAGAGCACGGGAACGACGGTCAGACCCTCCACGCCCGCCGAGACGGCGTCGTGCGTCCAGCGGCTGGTGTTGAACAGCGCGAACCGACGCTCATCCTTGGCCAGGCCGTAGTTGTTGCCCTGGATGCCGGAGCCGAACCACTCGCCGTAATGCAGGCCCTCGCCGAGGGTCAGCCACAGCGCCAGCGCGTTCTGGTGGACCCACTGGGCGAAGCCGAAGTTGTCGCCCGACTTGCTCGCGAACAGCCAGCGGTTGCGCGAGCCAGCCACAACGTCGAAGAGCGTGCCGTGCGTGTCGGTGCCGCTGACGTCGATGTAGTTGCCGGGCATGGGATCGCCGGGCTCCGACTTCCGGATCGAGATCAAGCCATTCGTCCCGTTCATCTTCTCGGTGACGACGATGTCGCGGTTCAGCCTCGGGATCTTGCCGAAGGCGGGGTAGTCGCCCATCAGGCGATCTCGTCCTGCTCCAGGAAGAGGTCGTAGCCGGGCTTCGGGAACGGCTTGGCCGCCGCCCGACAGAGCCCCAACGCGAGGAGCACGAGGAAGGCGCAGAAGATGATGACCGCGCCGAAGAACAGATGAAGCACCAGAACCTCCCGTGGTGGAAGTGACAGGAAGAACCGTCTCAGGAACCGGTTCGAAAGTCAACTCCGGGTGTCGCTTGACAGCGTGTCGCGGATGCGTCACTCTGAAACGCAACACCACTACCACCACTCGGTAGCCACTGGCCGCCGCTTCTTCGGGAGGACCCGGTGACAGCAAAGACAGAGCGGGAAATAGGTCCCGCGCTTCATGACTTGGAGATCGTGGTCTCGTTCCTGAACGATCTCGACAAGATGACCCACATCACGTCGGATGCCTTCGACAGCAACCGGGGATACGTAAAGACGGCCGAGATCGTTATTGCCGAGGACAGCGGCTACATCATCGCGACCGGCTGGTTCGACGTGGCTTCGGAGGCTTGGCGCGCGGACTTCTCGCGTTTCGGCGAGGAACTGTGAAGAAGGCGTTCACCCCGCCCCCGCTTCCCGAGGACTGGACCGTCCACACGGAGTGGAAGTCCGAGGGCGGGCGGATCATCGTCGCGGGGACAGAGATTTCTATCACCGACGAGCCCGGGCGCTTCCGATTCATCAAGGCCGTGACGCGCCCCAACGGGGTGCAGTGGATCGACGTGGTCGGCGGCAAGGAAGGTCACACGACCTTCCGCTCCTTCCACCCCAGCCGGATCAAGCGGGTTCATTGGAAGAGCGTGATGAGGGGGTCCACCTGATGCCCACCTTCCCCGACGAGGAGTCCCACCGTGGCAAGTGACCCGACGCGCTACCGCAAGAAGCCGGTCGTGATCGAGGCGCGACTGTTCGATCCAGGTGCCGACTATGACGAGGCGCTGACGGTGGTCGGATGGTGCGGCGGCACCGCCGTGGATGACGGATGCCGCATCGACACGCTAGAAGGCAAAATGCTGGCGCGACCCGGTGACTGGATCATCCGTGGCGTTCAGGGCGAGTTCTACCCCTGCAAGCCGGACATCTTCGCTGCGACCTACGAGCCAGTTGAGGAGTCCCACCGTGGCAAGTGACGAATGGCGAGAGCGGCTGCGCAGGCATCGGCGCGAGTGGCACCATCCGGGTTGCCCTGGCGCACGTCAGTGTACGTGCCCATGAACCCGGGGAGGCCTACCGTGAATCTGACTGATCACGACCTCGCGGTGATGTCGTATTTCGATGGCTACCGCGAACTGGAGAAGGCCGTCGAGGAACTCCAGATGGAGTGGACGGCCAAGAACCCGGTCCAGGGCGAGCGCTCAAT